AATACAGTTGCAGCCATAGTTCCATAAGTAATGTCAGCACCTTCAACAGCAGCATTTGCAGCAACGTCAGCTAATGCATCTGTTTGCCATTGGTGTAAAGTATTAGTTGCTTTTGTTTTTGCAACTCCAGACATAAAAGGTGTTTCTGTTGGACTAATTGAATAAATTATGTCCGCTAGATCCTCTCTTATACCTACAGTTTGGTATGTTTGGTATTTAGCCATTTTTTTTCTCCGTTAGGTTATTGTTTATAGATAACGCATCAGTAAATCGGTAGCATCTTTTGCATTACCGCTTTTCTTCAACGCATTAATCTTCTTCAACCTAGACTGACTATTTAAATCTTCTTTCGTAGCTTTAACACCTGATTTCACAACTGTAGTTGGTTTAACTTTTTTACTTACTAAATTGGGTTTAGTCGCATTAGCTTTCATACCATCCATTATCACATCAAAATATCTTGAATCATAAATTCTTGAAACATCATCACTTGAGAAGCCTTTAGAATTTAAATAACTCATAATATTATTTTTAACTGTAGCACCCTTAATAGGATCAGCAATTTCAGGATGTTTTAAATGAAGTTTTTTTTGTTCATTTCTTAATATTTCCTGAAACTGAGTTTCTTGATGTTCTCTCAGTTTTTGCTGTGCTTGTTGAATTGATTGTTTTCGTTTATTAATCTTACGATCAACTCTAGCAGCTTCAGTTGGATCTTCATCCCAAAGAGCATCAAGCTCCTTAGAATTCATATCGTTGTTAATCTCAGCATTTAAAGTAACTACTAATGAATTTAAATCATCCATCTTAGTTGAATACTGATTTTTAAGACGATCTTCTTCAGATTTTAGCTCTCTTTTTTCAATTGCTATCTCCTCAGTTTTTCGTCTGTAGTCAGCATCTTTTTGATAACCTGCTTTTAATTCTTCAAGGTCAACATCAATCTTTTCACCATTAACAATTACTTGGTGTAGATCGGTTGTTTGTTCTTCAATCGCATTCTCATCTTCGGATGCTTCTTCTTCTACTGCAACTTCTTGAGTTTCCTCTTGTTGAGTTACAGGTTTTTGTTCAACTTCGGTTTCAGCTTTCGCTTCTACTTTCGGTTCAACTTGTGCTTCTTCTTCTTGAGGTTTTTTGATAACACCTTTAGTGTCCATTAAACCTTCAATATGTTTAGCAGCACCTTGTATTGTTGCGTTTGACAACAATGGGTTTGAGTCAGACATTAGTCCTCCTATAGTTAAGCTGTCTTATGACTTGGCTTATTTTAACCTGATTGGTTAAAATTTTGTGTTTTGTTGTTGTTTTCTAAAATCTTCTAATTGTTTTTGAGCCAATTTACCTGTTTCAATTACAGTTTGAAGATGTTGTTCTACTTTTCCAACAACATTATAAGCAATCCAAAGTTTTTCTCTGGTATCACTTTCTTTAGCACCAGTTTTTTCAAGTAGTGCTTCAGAATAAAGTTTTTTTAGAGAATCAATTGCCTCTATAAAAATTTTATTCTCCAGTATTTGTTTGGCTTGGTTGGATCGGCTGATTTCTTCCGATCTCCTTACCTGGTCTTTGGTTTCCATTTAATCCTTGTACCTGTTGACTGAACATATTAGCAGATTTTTGTGCTTGTTCAAGTATCTTACTATTTCCTGCCATCATCATTTTATCTAAATCTGCATCAGCTTTAATTTTTGCAGTATCTAGTTGTGTGTTATATTTCAAAGCCATATCTTTTATTTTTGCTTCAAAATCTAATGCCATTTCTTGAGATTTTTGTTGTAATTCTTGATATTGAAGTTCAAGATCAGCAATTTTTCTCTTATTCTCAGCATCAATTCTTGTAAATTCTATTTTTTCAATAGGTGTTAATGGTGGAGGACTAGGTGGAGCCATCATTTGTTTACCAACATCAGGATTGACAAAGTAGCTTTCAACATTTTTTAGTCCTGCGTTTTCAATTATTTTAGAAAGAGTGTTATACATATTTTTTAATGTAACCATCGGCATCTCTTTTCCACCTTGTAATTGAAATGCTTGTAATTGTCTTTCTAAAATATTATTTAAAATTAAAATTTGTTGTTCTTTTGAACCAGTACCAAGTCCAACAACAATATTAATATTAAATTTATCTCTCCATTCTGTAGGTCGAACAGGAACATATTGATTATTTAACATTACAATTTTTTCTTTGTCTTGATATTTAATCATCAGTTCAAATATTTTTTTAAATAAATCTTTAACACCTGTTTCAGCAAAAATTCTTGCAATCAATTCTGATCGCATTTGTGTTTGTGTCATCAATGTATTAACACCAGTAGCTGTTTTTGAATTTAGTGTGTCAGCATCTAAACCTTGTGCAGACTTTGTAATACCTGTTCTTGCTTCCCTGACTGTATCTAAATAGTTAAGCATCGGAAATGCTTGGTTTGATATTGGTTGAGCTTGTAAAGGCTGCATGACTTGGTTCGGTGGTTGCTTAGTTCTGACTACGCCACCAGGTCTAGTGGTTAATAGGTCATCCATGTTGACCATTCCATCCATGATTGCAACTCTATTGTTATTAGTTAAATACATATTGTCTAATAACTGACGCATCACAGTTGATTTCATAAGTTGTATATCTTCAACTAATTCAGATATGGATCTTCCATAAAATCTATGTGGCATTGGAATAGGAGTGATTGTTACAAATGGAATATTATCACAAGGCATATTTTCTAAAACCATGTAACCACTTTCACCAGCAGAAATAATTTTTCGCAGCTCTGCTACACCATCTTCGTCAAAATCATATCTTATATAAGATTCGTAAACTAAAACTTTTTCTGTAGATTTATCTGTAGGGTTATCAAGATTATATTCATCTATATTTCTTGATCTTACTATTTCTTCGGTATTATAAATATCTTCATCAGATTTTGGTATTGAGTTTACATCTTCTTCATCATAACCCATAGCTACCAAGTCTGATCTTGACATTAATACTTTGTGAGAAACAAAATCAGCATCATCAATAGTTTTTGCATTTCGACTAATTAAAAATTCTTCTGGTGGTACACTTTCAATTTTTACTTTACCTGTTTTTTTAGTTCTTTTAATTTTACAACTAAATAAACTAAAATCTGGTTTTTGAACTTGAGATACATCTGCTCCTTGAGATTCGTATTGAGCAATTAATTTTTCGTATTGTTCTTTGGCAGACTCATCTTCAGATACTTCTTCCTCAACTATTTCAATTTCATCTTTAGTATCTTCAAGTGCATCTTTTTCAGCTTTGGTTAAATTTTTATAAGTTTCATGTTCTATTGTTTCTGACTCATCAAAGTAAATTTTTAAAAAACCATTTTTTTCAATCAATGCGTCTTTAAAAAAATTATATAATAATTGAAAGCCATTATTCTCTTTGTAGAAAACATGATTTAAATAAGCAGATGCTTGTTCGGCAAGAGGTACATCTTCGGCAGTAACAGGATCGCAACGAACCACATTATCACTAGCTGTAAAAACTCTTAATAGATTAGGTAAGATACTTTCAATCGTATCAGAAACATCGGTTGAAACCACTTGGCTACGACCATCTATTTCTGTACCAAGTTTATCACCTAAATAATATTCTAAAGATTTTCTTCTGCTTTGTGAAAGATGACCACCTAAATAACCTAAAGCATTGTCAATTTGATTTGAAAGTAAACTTCGTAATTTAGGGTCTGATAATTCTATGATTTTTTTTGCCATATTAAACTATATAATTCGTATCTACACTTATCGGTTTAGACCAATCACTTCTGGTAACTGGCTCTACGATTGCTCCATATCGTATGCTATCACAAAAGTGTGATGACCAATTGTGTAGGGGTTTATTCCTAAAACAATTATTTTTTTCATCCCATCGTTTGCAATAGGACTTTAATGCTTCTATGAGCTTTTTGCAATTGTTTTTATGAAAATAACAATTCGGCAACATTCTCCTTACTTGCTCAATACCATCTTCAATACTTAATTTTGGAGCTATGTCAAACTCTAAACCTAGTTCCTTTGCTGTTTCCCACCTAGATTTATTTGTGCCAATCTCTCTAACTCTAATATCATGGGGTGCAATATGCTTTGAATAATTATAATCTTTGTTATCAATTACATTTAGATAATGCTCTAATCCCTCACCTGAATTTTCATAGCAATCAATTATTCTAATCTCACTACCATGTCTTTGAGCAAATGTAATAACTGTACTATCGTTCATTCCTAGATCCCACCATGTTTCAA